GAAGAAACTTGGCAAGCTTCCTCTCCAAGTCTTTGGTCGTAGAGTCATAGTGTGCTGCCAATGCAGGCACCCTAGACACACGACTACCAAACACCTTAGAGGCCTTCAAAATTGAAGGCACTCTGTTGGGGTCTGGGGGAACTCGAAAGTAGAATTCCCAAGACATTAAAGGCGCCGCGGATTGTTCCGCAGCCTCCTTTAAAGTTAGGGCGAGTTTATTGGTTCCCCAATAAGCTGACCCTTGCACCACCGTGGGCGGCAGCTCAGACCAAGGAATTTCAGGATGTTCCATTCGGAACATATGAATTTGCTTGTCCTGGGCTAGTACGTTAGCCACCCATTCTGCGCCCTTAGTCCTCATGGACTGCTGACCAGAAGGTAAAATGGTTAAACCCACTCCACGTATAAGGGCATTCATGTCCTTGCGCGCGAGGTAGGTTAACCACCGGTAGTGCCAGTGGCGGGATGCCTTTGGGAATATAGGATGATTTATCCCCCCGTATCCTACGGGTGCCCCTAACGGCAAGCCCAGGTTGTAAGCAGCCTGGTGACTTTGCCGGAAGGGACTATATTTCCAGAGGCCATCCTCCACAGCCCTCCCGAGACTTTCGTTCGTTGAGGCAATTGTCATAGGCTGGGAATACCAGTTTAGACTGCCTTTAGAACCTCCGGGAGGTGCCGACCACAGGGAAAGAGTGGTGAAGGGCTGGGGAATTCCTCTCCAGTGGGGCTGTTCAGTGAACAGTCCCAAAGTTTCATGCACAAAAGATTTTGTGTAATTAAACTTCCCTCCACATCCTTCCACTATCTCATTGTAGAATTTTCTACGACGAGCTGTGGCTCTCGGCAGGAGCACATCATCTCCGCAAGTTTTTAGCTTACGGATACCGACACGCTCCGCGCCATAGATGGAAACCAACGGGAGGATAGGAAAGGACGTAGCGTCCCCCATCATCGCTCCCCCGGTAGAAACCACCCCTTCCAATTTGAACAGGCTATTAAGCCATGTTTCATATTGGAGGAGGTAGTCTTCCATCCTGGTCTGTTTGGATGTCATCACCAGGCCCTTGAAAAGAGATCTTTCTCTTTCCCAGGGTTCTACTGGTAATAAGTCCAAGGCTGACGGTGCACGAATCCTAGGATCATTATTGGTCAAAGGATCGTTCCGAGGGTCCAATA